CTAGTGGGTGGAGGAAGAGGTATTGTGACCGGAATGAGACCGGAATGGAACCACTTTTGAGGGGGTCGTGGAGGAGGGTTCCAAAGGTGGGTTTACTTGAGAATTTGACGTCGCGGATTTCGGTTCGCATTCCGGTATTGTACCGCTGAGCGGAACGTTTGTCGCGGCGCCGTAATCACGACGAATCATCGACTTAAAGGCTTCGATGATTTTAGATGCTTCATATATAGTGCGGGGTTCTGGCTTCTTTACAACCTTCAAACAGAAGCCGCGATAACGAACCTCATTCCACCCCAACCGGCGAACAAGGTCAACGATCATCGTTTGTTGTTCAAGGCTCATCAAACTCATCACATTGCCCGGACGAGCGGTCTTTTTCTTTCGCCCCTTAACCTGTCGAGCCTTCAAAAATAATTGTTTAATCAGCCGCTCAAGACCGGCGCCATCCAAAGCGGAGATACTGTCGATTTTGTTTACCTGGAGATTCAGGTGGTGGAGCATCTCATCATCCAACCCGATCGCGCGCGCGGTACCCCAGATAGTCCGAAGCTGATGCGCGCGAGTTCTTTCTACACTCATACTGGCTTGATCTCCTGTTCTGTTAGGAGGCGTCGAGCAAGCTCATTAATCCAAAGGATTTCGGTACGCGGTGTTTTGAGTTTTGAAGAGTGAGCTACGGTGTCGATCGATATCTTCGTAAATGTGCCGTCAAGGATCAATCGCTCGTAGGTTTCCGCCTGATAGGAACTGATGACTATTGCACCTTTAGCCTGTAGGCAAAACTCCACCAGTTTGTGATGAGCTATGCCCGGGAGTGTGTGCCCGCGGTAAGCCCGCACCGCATCACGCCGTACGGAAATAGAATCCAACAGGTAAGGTGGGTCAATATAGAAGACGGTCTCCGGACCGTCGTAAGTGTCGCAGCATCGTAGCCAATCCTGACAATCAAGTTGAACCTCGGAAAGCCGCCGCGCCATTAGCGGCAGTTGCGACAAAATCTTGAGGAGCTTATAGCACTCGTGAGACATGCCTCGTCGAGAGGAGCGCTTCGCGTAAATCCAGGTGTCCGAACCACAGTAACTCTGCCTATTAAAAACAAAGAAGCGATAGGCCCTTTCGACCTCATCCTTACACTGCTCGAAGGTTGCGCGGCAGTGCTCAAATTCAGCACGGGAATAAGGCGTCAGGACGGCCTTCCCGTAAAACCGACCGAACATCTCCGGATCCCGGAGCACACGAAACAGAGCAACGACATCCTGGTTGATATCGTTGAGCACCTCAACCGGCGATGGCCGGCGGACAAAAAACAACGAAGCCCCACCACAGAACGGTTCCACGTAAGTGCGGGCATAAGGCACGTACTGCTGCAGATGGTGTAGCAGGTTGCCTTTGCCGCCGTAGTATTTTAGAGGGCCTCTCATTTTCTAATACCCGCTTCTTGCGCAAGTGCGAGGTGGTAAAGGCTGACGCAGTGGGTCCAATAGCCCTCTCTGCCAGGTCCGGGTTCGATGATCCAGGATGCTCCACTCACGCAGCTCGCGCCTATTCATCAGGCTATGCCTCTCGAGATGAGGGAAAGCGATCTCGTTGAGGAAGATGACCCTGGCTTCAAGCTCAGCCTCTGCTAGCGCGCAACGTAGGTTGATGACCCCCATGCGCCGATAGGCATTCATTCGGGCACCTCCAGGGCGAGTTGACCGAGCAGGTCTTCCAGCGATATACGCTCAACAACGGCCGCACGCTTCAGGATTGAGAGCGCATGATGGCGGAGAACACGCGAAGTCTCTTCTGATTCCTCTGGGGTACAAATGATGTAGTAACCGGGGTGCTTGCCTGAATAGCAGCTCCCGATCCGGATGTGAAACACCAGGATCAGGGCCGTAACGATCTCTCGAACTTCGCGCTCCGGAATGTTGGTTGCTGATGCCAGGTCTTGCACCCGGATCGCGCGATCTTTGCCCCGGCAATTTTCGAGAACCGAGTGAACGAGCTTCTGTTCGGCGGTCATTGGCACGGGACCTGCGCTCTCGTAAAACGATTTGTGTTCAGACATCCGGAACCTTCATGAGGAAGTTTTCGTTCAGCCAGTCTATAACCCTGAGCGTGATGGGGAGCCAATATACGTAAGGCATATATGAATGGGAACAGTCTCCTTCATCGCCCACCATCTGATCAATATCATCCTCGGCTTCGCACCGAAGAGATAATTCATCCACACCCCAATGGCCATCCTCGTTCCGGCACCAGCCGGTGATCTCCTCTATATATAGCTTCAACCCGCAGTACGGACATTTTGATAGGGCAGGCGGAAGCCCGGGCGGATGATTTAAATCTAAGGCAAGAATTTCAGGCATTGCGAATCCACTTCCTCATTTCCTGCTCAGCAGCAAATGCGACACGGAGAAGTGCGCTTTCTTGAGCTTTCGAAAGTTTGGATTTACCCACGCATACGGTGATGTGAATGGAGGCGGAAGACGGGGTATCGTAAGAAGACGCGATCGGCGTTCGAACGCTCATCTTGATTTTGATTCGTTCTTTATTGTTCCGTCGTTTCAGGCCCGTCACGTTTTCTCCTCTGCGAGGTCCACAGAATTTCAAGTTGTGGACCTCGCGGAAAAGGCGGCGATCCGGCGAGGGGCTTGCCGGACCGCCGCAACCGGCGGTCGTCAGGCGCCGGGCGAACCATCTCCAGTGGTCCAGGAGGTACTAAGAGAGCTCATATACAAATTCATGGTCCTCCTGCGTGTAGATCCCGAGCTTTTTGGCAGCCAGATCGGCACCCTCAGCCTGGATCGCTTCGCGCCGCAAGGTATTGGTCACCTTCACAAAACGGCTGAGCGTTTTCGACCGGAGGAACTTACTGAGGAGACCTTCGAGCGTCTTGCCTTTGGGCCACAACCAGACCGTTTTCTTGCGGAGGCCTACAACGCCGAAGTCTAATTTCTTCGATCTGCCGTCAAGATCCTTTTCGTGATCGCGAACAAACCCTTCAACAACGGTGAGCAGGTTCTTTACCTGCAGTTCGATAGGTTCGGCCTTCGCCTTTGCCTCCGCGTTGAGCTGGTCGATCTTGAGTTGCAGAGGGATTGTCTCGTCCGACCGCTTGTCCTCGATCTTCTGCAGCTCGGTCCGTTTCTCCTTCAAGTCATGGAGCAGGAAATCAACGTCCGGCCAGCCTTCAAGCTTCGGCTGACCAACCGTCAGGTCTCTTAAAATATTTTTAGCACTTTTCAAAATCTCACCTCCTTAACGTTCAATTTCTGAGACTCTTCTTTACCGGCTCGACGCCGGCCAGTTTTTGGCGGACGGCATCCAGCAGATCGCGGCCATCCACATAACACGTTTCCGGAAGCGGTCCGGATTCGCGAAGCGTGTAGCCGTTCCTGGCCGCCTCGATTTCGAGGCGCAGCGGCTTCTTCTCGGCGCTCATTGGTTCGGGCCTCGCCGATAGTAGCCGTGGTTCCGAAGCCATTCGTCGCTCAGTTTTTTTGATTCCCGGTCCATGCGATGCCGGGCCAGGAAGTTGATCAGGATAGAAAGAGCGATCACAGCCACGAACACGCCGAGCAGCAGCCCGGCAAAAAACTGTACTATAGGCATTCTCACCTCCTATGCGCTGAGAACACACTTCGCGGTGATGTTCTTTTCACCGACCCTCATCGCGTAAAGCAGCACGGTCGCCGCCGTGCGATTCAGAACTAACGGATACGGCTGCTGAAGGTCGCGGCCCACGCGTTCGTAAACGGCTTCCAGCGCCGCAGCCGGCAGCGCGTGCGCATTGCCGGCGCGCGCGAGCTTGTGTCCCAGATACTTGACCGCTTCAGGTTTTGAAAAAGGCTTCATATAGATGTGGGTCAGCCTATTGCCGAGCTCAGGAACGCGCTGATCGAGGAGTGGAATCAGAGATTCATGTCCGATCAGCAAGAGCCCCATCAGGGATTTCCGCCCCACAACGCGTTCGGAGAACCATTTCAGGGTCCGCAGCGTGCTCCAGTGCCACGCGTGCGCTTCCTCGGCGACAAATAAGATCGGTCGGGCCAGATGCTCCAGGTGGTTTTGGAAAGCGATCTTCCGTTTCTCGCGAGAGATGGGTAGCGACTCAATGCCGCAGCTCAGCATCAGCCCTTCGACAATATTCATATCGGAGAGCTTCTTCTGTTGGCACAGTCCGTTCTCCGGAAACGTCTTGTACACGACCACGCCCGCATCCTGGACCTCGGCAAGAACGCTGTTTGCGATCTCAGTCTTGCCGCTGCCGTTCTTTCCGCACAGCAGTGCCCGGCCGTTGGATTTGATAAGAGCAACAAGCGCCTTCCGCGATCTGGTGGCGCTTTCGGTCAAGTAAAGATCGCCATCATCCGTGATTTCGTTTACGAACGGTTCTCCGGAAAAGCCGTGAAAATTAATAGCATCCTGTCCGATCGACATTTGTTTCTCCTTTTCGGGTTCGAACATATCCTCGGACCAAAAGCACCGTTTTTTCGCGTAGCGCACGATGCGGTCCTTTATCTCCATATCGTTTTTTGGAAAATCGCCCCTGTTAACGACGTAGAACATTGTGGTCTTTGAAGCCTGGGCGCCCTGGGCCAGATCGGCCAATGAAATGCCGTGGTCCTCAAGAAGCCGCTTTAGCTTTAGAGCCATTTGTACCTCCCATAATTTGAAGCTTTCGAAACGCAACGCGACCTTCTCTCACGCCCGAGAGCAGTTCGCTTACCTGCGATTCGAAGACTTCATCGGTATCCTTGAACAATTGATCGATCAGCCACTGGCGATCGTCCTCCGCAACGGGATCGTCGAAGATCCGCGCTTCCTGGAAATCGGATATCGCCTGCCAGAGCGAACGCTTGCGGCCGGAAACCTGCACGCCGAAATCGATCTCAGCCGGCGTTCCCTCTTCCTGGGGAAAGCGGAGCTTGGAATATTTTTCGTTGTAGAACCCGGGGACCTCCAGCTCTTTGACCTGGCTGTCCATCAACTCCTGGTACTTCTTCTCGCCGCGCGTTTCGGGGACGCTCTTGAATTCCTCACCCAGGCTCACGATGTTCTCCGGCGCTTTAGCCAGGCTCGCATCGAACCAATGGATACTCTCCTTCCAGGCAACGGCCATTTGCGGCCACGGCGCGACGCCGTTTTTTGCTCGGGCAAACTCCAACTGGTTGATGTAGATCTCCACTTTTCTATGGCAGAGCTCGTTGAAGGGCTCGCGATCGGAGGGAAGGCGGAAAACGATTCCGTCATACGAAAACTCGTAAAAATAATTGATCGATCTGGATATCGGAGTGTAGGCGAGGAAACGCAGCAGCTCGTTATCCTTGGGGAGATCACGGATTGTTTTTTTCTGGTCTGATACCCATGCGAGTGCCGGGCTAGTTCCTGTCTGCGTGTGCGTTTCGGCGTTCAGCTTGATGCAGTAATCGAGCAAGCCGAGATTGATCTGATAGAGAGAATACTCACGACCTCTAATGCGTTCGAAGAATGGCTTATAAACGTTGAAGGTGTTTTCCACCTTGCCGGTTGAATTGCTGGATCCGGATAATCTGGGCAGCTTCCGAACGTTGAGTTTATCCAGCGCTGAGGCGAAAACGCCGAAGCTGATCTCGCTCCCGTTGTCGGCGTAAAAACAATCCGGCACGCCGCGCAACGGAAGCACGGATGGGCGAATCCATGCCAGGCTTTTAACCACATTTTTCGTATACATAGGGTCCTGGGAGAGATCGGCCCACTGCGGATCGCCCGCGGCCGGCCAGAACTCCGGTCGCCCAGGGCAATCCAGAAACAGGTCCGTCGTTTTGGGAAGCATTGCCTTGAGCACGAAGCTCAGCATGTTGTGGCTGTTGATGCCCGCATAGCACCACGCAAAACGGTAGCGGGATTTGTCGTCCACGCAGGAGACAAGCTTGAGGGGGAAATGATCCGATCTGCCCTGCTTGCCGAGTTTGTTTTTGCTGCAGGACAACGGTGATTCCCATTTGATCGAACCATCGATATCCGGGATCCAAAACGACGGGCCGGTTGTGGAATCCATCTGCCACACGAAGTTTACGCAACGTGCCTCCTGGCGTCGTCCGCCTCGCATCTTCAGCGTTGGGCCGTATTTCGATTTGATGCGCGAAAGCCCTTTGTCGCGGTCCGTCACGGCGATGCCGTGATCGGCCATCCATTTGTTCAGCGTGCGCGCGCTCGGCGCCTGCTCCGGCGCCAGATCGCCGGCCTGGATCGCCTCTTCGATCGCGTCCTTTGCGCAATAGTGTTTTTGTAGGGCGCGAGCGCCGAGTGCGTCCATGATCTCGATCGGAAACGAGCTGCGGCCTGCGTCGTTCCGCTTTTTGCGGCGCCGGAAGTCCTTCGTGAATTCATAAAGGCGTTTGAGCGTGACGGAGTAGCGGAAGGCCAGCTCATCGGCGGCCGCGCGGAACTCCGCGCCGGGCAGCCCGGCAAGCGAGTGGCGGATCTCGTTGCGGAGCGACTCGGGGATCCGCGTCATGACCGCAACCTCTCTCCCGCTTTGGAAAGATAGATGCGCGATCGGCGGCGGAAAATGCGATATTGCAACTTCAATCGGCGTCCCAGTTCGTTTACTAGGGTTTCCGCCAGATCGCTGAACTTTTCCATCGAACGTTTGCCCAAGTGACCCCTCTTATTCGGTTTGCTTTTCCTTCTCTGCCCTGGCCGGTTTGCTGCAGTAACGGAACACATGATGACCAAAGCCCCAACTCACTTCGGGTTCCTGGAATTCCGGGCCGCCAAATTCACGGACGCCTTCAAAATAAATAAGTGCTGTCACTTCCGGAGTGCCGGCCGCAACCATGCAGAGGTAGAGGTTCAGGTCCGCGCGCAGGCGCGCGTCCGCAGGCCCGCCGTAGTAATACTTTGCATCGTGCTCGACACAGCACGCGCGCACATCTGCGTTGACGTCGTCCGAGTGGGAACACCCGTCCGACCATTGCGGATTCCATCTATATAGATACTTTTGGCATTCACCGCGCTGGTGCGCGCAGCCGGCCAGGGAGAAAAGAATAAAGATAAATAGCAGGACGCGGAGGCTCTGCGGGCAGAGAACCGCTTGTTGAGGTTCTATCTCCTTTTGGCCCTGAGCCGCCGCGCCAATCATTGCTTGCTTCATACCGCTTCTTCCTCTTCTTCGCGGATACTCAGCCAGGCCAGAGCATCGCCCGCGATAAACGAAAGGGATCTGCGGGCGGCCCGCGTTTTCAGGAATGAATACTCCGTGCTTGTGTCGGTCGAAACGGCGAGTATCGTCTTTAACTCACGCAGGATGCCGATCAGCGACTGCGAGCACCGTCTGCAGAGCGTCGGCGAATCCAGCCGGCAGCCGGCGCGGCACAGCTTCTTTGCCGTGCATCCGCACAGCCGGCAGTAGGGATTCCGTCGGATCAACCGTCCCTCCTTCGCAGCGTTGACGACAGAAGAACGCCGATCAGAAAAGCGATCGCGATCTTGTACCCTAGAAACAACCAGGCTAAAAAAAATATGAGTGCGGATACAAAGAATGCAGGTTCAGTCAGCAGCACGAAGCAAAGGATAGCGGCTACCGCAAAAGTTGCGCCCACATTCGCCACGACGCGTCCAAGGAAAGTTCTAAACATTGCTTTCCTCCGGCACGATCTTGTGCGCGAGGACATAAGTGCGGATCTCGGCGCGGTGCGATGGATCCGCGTCCCAAAGGCAACCTGGGCAGCGGCCGCAGGTCATACTGAGCGCGTAGTCAAGATCTGCTTTTCGCTCGAAATATCTACTCTCCCTCCGGACGGGACACCATATGACAAAAATACGATCGTTCATTTTGTCTTCTCCGGAATCCCCAGGATCGAGTGAACCACCGCGTCAATGTGCAGGCAGCGCCCGTTCAGCCGGTCCGCAATGTAATGAGGGCATTCGCAAGAGTAGCCCTCTCTGCGAGACACAACGACGAAGGGGAATCCGCCGCCGTCTGCAATGTAGATTCCGAGAATGCCGCACTCATACATCACGGCGAAAGATGGTTTGCGGTCAAGATGATCGACCACCGTAAGGATTTTCATGCGGTCACCTTTGCTGCATCGCTCTCAAGAAACTCAATTGCCCTGCTGATCAAAAGATGAGCGACGGCCATTGCTTCTTGGGTGCGGAGGAAGCCGGCGTTGAACGTCGCTTTCGCGATATCCGATTGTATGTGCGCTGGCAACTGACGGTGATGGGCCTTGCAAAAGGGTCTCAGGTCCAGTCGATTCTCCGCGCACCTGGGCATGTTGCACAGCCTGGCAAGCCTGCGTGTTGTCGCCGCCGTCATGCGTCTAGCCATCAGTTTGCCTTCACGCTTTGGGATGCAGGTGGAGCAATCTCACCGGCTTCATGCTTTGCGATGAACTCCTTCATCGTTTTCAACATGCTGTCGCGGTCCGCGTTTGATATATAGGTAAGAAAATGACGTAGTTCCGGATCCGGGGCGTCATCAAAACCAAAGACAAGAAGGCAGAAGCCAAGGCGCATTCCGGAAGCACGAATGATGTTTCCGAGTGTTTCGCCGACCCTGCGGCAAAGATCTTCGGTGTTGATGAGCGTGCTCATCAGTCGGTCCTCGCTCCGCGGTGTTTGATCGGTCCGCCCGCGTTGTGCTGCTGGCACCAGCCCTGGGCCTTTTCGCACAGCCGGTCGTACGCATTGCGGATGTTTTCCATCCCGGCAGAAAGGCTGGCAAGGGTGATTTTGCCGTCGTCATAAGCGTCGAGATACACCTTCTGGATTCCGGCCACGGCGTGCATCACGTTAATATCGAACTCCGTCATCTCGGAATGTCCGGAGGTCTTAGCCTTCAGCTTCTTGTTCTCCGTCTCCAGTTTGTGAATGACTCGATCCTTGTCATCGCAATCTTTTTCCGCGCGCTTCCTCAGCTTCTCTCCTTGGACGAGTTGCTCTGCCATCTTCATGATCTCTTTCTTGTTGCCGGCTTTGAGCTCGATGACATGATCTCCATATGAGATCTTTCCTTCCTGCAGGAAGTTAACGCGAATTGGCTCTGGAAGAAGACCGAGAACTTTCATGTCGCGTGTGGCCAGACCAAGTTGAGCCAGGCTTTTGATCGCAGGCAGGCCAAAGATCCGCGTGAGGTTCAAAAGCGCATACGCCTGGCTTTTCTTTAGATGGAGAACTTTCTCCGCGAACTCTTCAAAATTGGGGTATCCCATCTGCACGTAACGTTTCGACTCGTAGACCTGATAAATGAGTGCGCATTTAAAAAAAGCAGCCGTCGATTCGTTGAACGTTGTCATTGCGTTGATGGCCCTGAGCGATCCGATAAAGAAGGCTTCGAAATTATTGGAGGGGACTTCACTTGCCTGGCTGATCAGATGTTCTATCTGCCGAAATTCAGGTGATAGATCTTCTTCGGTTTGCAGGATGACGAGGCCTTCCGGCTCCTTGTTTTCGTCGATTTTCAATCTCCCTCCTTCTTCTCTGGGCAGGCGTTTTGTGCCGCTGGGCGGTACACTTTTCCACCGCCGGTGGACTCGGCCTCGTCGAGAACTAAACGCTGATTTTCAGTCTCTCGAGCATGACGAAGTCCACCGGCCGGTGGACTTTTCATTACATCAAAAGCCTGTCTTGCAATAAGTGGGATGGCAGCTTCGGCGGCGCGTTCGATCTGGGCAAATGGGCTATCTTCCGGCCACAGGGATCCGGCCAAAGTGGTGAAGGAAATCCGGCCGGTCAGGCTGTACTTTGTGTGCTTGCCGCTGCCGATCGTGCTCACCTGCAGCCAGCCTGCTGCGGCCAGCACTTTGATGATGCGCATCGCGGAGGCCGGCGAGGCTTTGGCCGCGCGCGCCGCCTCCCGCACCCCGGACCACGGATGCGATCCGAAATGCTCAACGATCTTGATGACCCGCTCTGCCCCTTCCATATATATGTCAGGCGGCGAAAAGATCGTTGACCGAAACGCCGATCACGCGAGCGATCGCTTCCCGGGTTTCTTTGCCCTGCAATTTTCCCTGGAGCGTCATGGTCACGGCCGCCTTTGATTTGCCGATCCGCTTTGCCACCTGCTCCAGTGTGAGATCCTTCTGAATCAGAAGGATCCTTAAAGCCTTTCCGGAGATTCGCGGTTTATTCATCTTTGTGTTAACCTCGTTCTTGTTAACTGAATTCATGAAAGTACATTACACTTTTTAGTGTAGGTTGTCAACACCGTTCAGTGTATGTGGAACAAAGACGAATTCGCCCGCCGACTCAGGAGCTTAGCCGGCGAGAACATTTCTGAGTTCGCAAGGCGAATGCGAATTCCTCAGCCAATGATGGACCGATACGTAAAGGGGCAGGCGGTTCCGCGCGCAGAGTTCCTCTGTCGGGCGGTTCAAAGCGGCGTAGATGTGGTCTGGCTTCTTACGGGGCGCGATTCTGCGAGAGTCGCCGAGCGACAAACGGCTTACGACTTGGATGAGATCACTGAGGATATAGTACGGATTGCGAAGACGCTTTCGGAGCAGGACCGGTACACGCTGCTCGAAATGATGAAAGGGATGCAATCGGCCAGGGCGAGCCAGGCCGCACAAAAGCGCAAAAAGGCGGGATAGTATTTTAGCGTTGATGGCGGCATTTGCCGAGTGAGTTTACGAACCGAATGATTATCTGAAACAGGACGTCCAGATCCTCCCAAGTCAGCCATTCCACCTCGATCTTCAATTCGAATTTGATCGGCTTGTGTTCGCGCGAAGCCCCCATCTATATTGTTAGACAGGCCCAGCCTCTAAATCGCTGTTCATGCCGTTGGCAGTGAATTTCCACCTATCTTTGCGGCACTCGTCGACAGGCTCTATTGGCGCACAGTTTGCAAAGGGGGTATAAGTAAGTAAAGGAGGAAACAGTATGAAACGTACAGCTTTGTTCGTTGTTTTTGTGCTCTTCGCGTCATTGGCGCATGCGGGGATTTTCAAGGGATCCCTCGGCGCGAACGGAAACAAGTTTTATACCTTCACTGCGTCCGGCGCGGGGATACTCGAAATCACAGTGATCGCTGACAATGCCGCGAGCAATGTCAACGTTGGGCTCGGGCTTTCTTCAGGGACGCTGCTCTGCGCCTCTGTCTCCACCATCAAACAAATGGAAAAACTGGAATGTGGAATTCAAGCCGGATCGTTTAATATCCTGGTACAGAATTACTCCGGGCCATCAACGCCGTATCGAATCTACATCGGATACTCACTGAACACGATTGGAACAGCAAAGCCGATGGATGTAAGTAAACAACCGATCTCACCGGAAGCGCTCCAACGTATGGTCGGTCAGTTGCGAACGCTGGCACAGGCCAAATGAAGTCTCTGCCGGCTCCCCCACAATTGGAAGATGAAGATATTGTTTTAGTTGTTCTCAGGAAAAGATGGGAGTGAAGCTTATGAACAAGATGATCGGAGCTTTGATCTGTGCCTTGCTTTTCTTTCCTTTATTAGCTGACGCGCAAAAGGCCCAACTGACCGATGACGACATCGCGGCGGCGATCGCGGCCGGCGCGAAGGACAAGAATAAGGAACATGGGCTGGTTCTCGAGGATTCAGGGATGAAGTTCTTAAATGCTATGGCCTCGCCGAACGCCACAGGACCCACTGGCTTTAGCGTAATTGTGTACTCGCCAACAACGTGGATAGAACAGCTTTCTGCGGACGCCGCGAGGGAATATAAAGAATTGAAACTTGAGGACCTGACCGACAACGATAAAGCGCCGGTGCTACGGGTGATCGTGAATCCCAACGTGCCAACCAGGATTACGGGCGGCAGCACAGCAGGATCTTCGTCTGTCCAACATGTTGTGTTGAGAGGCTCCAACAAGAAGGGTGCTGTTCAGCCTATCAGCAAGGACGAATTCACGACGCCTGTGCAAAACGCAATGGGGGCGAAGCTAGAATATGTCGGAGTGCGCGCGGTCTTTCCTTTGGATCAGCTTCAACCATTGCGCTCAAGTGACAAGGATGGCGAGTTCCTGATCACTGTGGTAGGCGAGAAGGGCGAAAAGAATTTCACGGTCAAGAAAAAACACTTCGAGAAGCTCCCCTGAAAAGTCGATCATGGGCCTTCTCCTTTTTTTCGCAATGGAAAAGAATTTCTCTAAATGGTATAACTTTAGCTGTATGAGGAGAAGCATAATGTAACGCGTTAAAAGCAACGAGGCCCTGAGCGGCCCGCTTACCTAATTCGATAGCGGCTCTGAGAAGCCCGGTCGAAACATCGGCAACGGTGTTCCGACCGGGCTTTTTTATTTTTGGCCGACCTCTGAACAGGCCCTTGACGCGCGGTTGCGGCGTAAGTCTCTAGGCGCCGCAACCCGCTGCGGGAAAAGACGAATGAAAGATTTGAGCAGAAAAACGAAAAGCAGCGCCGGCCGGACGCTGCTTCGCAAGATTCTCGGGGGAGTACCTGGTGGGACTCGAAGGGTTGAGACCTTCGATTCCCCTCTCCTCCACCTCGGATCTAATACATCACAGAGAGTATACGCCGAATGATATTCACCGATCAAGTCAAGGCCGCATTTTTCCTGGCGCTTCTCATCTGGCGGGAGAGCCGGGGCGAAGGCGCGCAGGGGATGACCGCGGTCGGCTGCAGCGTGCGCGATCGCGTCAGGAACCCGGGCTGGTGGGGAAACGATTATCTGTCGGTGATCGAGAAGAAGTGGCAGTACAGTTCGCTCACCAATCCGAAAGACGGCCAGCTCACCGCGTTTCCGCCGCAAGGCGATCCGCAATTCGATTTTGCGCTGGACTCTGCGATCGGGATCATCGGCGGTTGGGTTCGTCACCCGGTTGCCGGCGCGGATTCGTACTATGACGATTCTATCCCGCCGCCCGAATGGGCGACACCGGACAAGCTTGTCGGCAAGATCGGACGTTTGAACTTTTACAACATCGATGGAAAGACGGAGGACTGAAATGCGAAGAATCACTTCTATTGCAATGTTCTTGTTCCTGCTGCTGCTTCCGCTTGTGGCGCAAGCGCACTACCGGGTGAACAGCAAGAACCCGGTCGTGGTGATTGTGAACACGGGCAACCTGGATGCGGAGCGCGCGCTCGGCGTTGCCCTGGGCCTGGCGCTTACTGATGGCGGCGCAAACGGGAGCGTCACGATCTCCTTCTCATATACGGCGACGCTTGCCTCAAATCCCGCTCTTGCCTCCGGCCACTGCCTTTGGGCCGCAACAGGATGGATTTGCGAGGGATTGACCGCCAACGATTACGAGACGCTTTTCACTATCACGGATCCAACTGCCGATCGGACGATTAATTTTCCCAACGCGAGCGGCAACGTATTGATGGACGGTTCGCAAAACGGAGGAACCGATGTCACCGCTGATCTGGAAGAAGAAGGGCAGATCAAAGGCACGGCCGTAGCGGACGACGCGGGGAGCGCGGAGATTCTGGTCGGATCGGGTACGGCCGCGGCCGCCTGGGTCCCTGTATCCGGAGATGCAACGATCGCGACCGGCGGCGCCGTTACGGTAAGCCACGCAACGGCCGCAGATGGACTGGCCAGCAATCCGGCCGACTGCACCGGTGGGCAGTTTGCCGACACGATCGCAGCCAATGGAAATTTAACCTGCGCAACGCCGGCGATCGGCAGGCTCACGCCGCAGGCCGCGCCGCCGGCTGCGTGCGATGGAACCACTGAAGGGACGATGTACTACGACACTTCCGGCGCCGTGTGCGCATGCGTGCTTGTGTCCGCTTCGCTCGGATGGAACAAAATCCTCGGAGACGGAACGTGTTCATAAAACGCGTTCTGATTGCAGCTCTTGTCCTGGCCGTGGTCGGGCTCGCGGCGACATTCACCACGCAGGAAGTGCTGAACAGGGTTTATGACTCTGTCAACCACAGTCTGCGAATGGAAGAAGTCGCAAGCGTCGCTTATGGGAGCGGCGCCCAAATTTTCACCGGTACGGCCTCCGATGTTGTCGCGTCGATCCCGTCGGCTGCAAATTTCACAAACGATACTTACCGCCTCATCATCTGGAATTACGACGGCACAAATACGCTCTATGCCAAGATCACCGGCACTGGAGCAACGACTGCCGACATCCAGATCAGACCGGGCGATCCGCCGCTCTACCTGGACTTTCGCACATCGCGAATAAGCCTGATCTGCGCAACTGGAAAAACCGCAGCATACCAGGTGCTGGTACTGGAGAAAGTGTGGCCGTGAAGAAGCTCTGCTTTGTTCTCCTGATCTGTGCGGCCATTTGTCCGATCGGCGCATATGCGATGGACGGCTATCAGATCAACAGGAGAGCGCTCATCCCGCAGTCGACCAATGCCGGCGCATCTGCGGCGCACGGTGCGATGAAAATCACCGCCATAGGCAAGACAGGTTGCCCGGGCGCCTGTGCTGTCGCGATTACGTGGGAAGCGCCAACTGTTGATCAGTACGGCAATGCGTGCACTATTGCCACCTACAAGGTCTATCGCGGTGTCTTTCAGCCCTCCAACGTTTCCGAGCGCCTCATCGCAACAGTCAACGCTCCAACGGTCACCTACACAGATTCCACAGCGATGACTCAGATCAACGGGCACGCGGTCGATTACTTCTGGCGGATCTACGCGTGCAGCGCCGCAAACGTTTGTAGCTACTGGAAGCAGATCCCCAAAAATCATTCGAACAAGATCCAGTGGCAGACGTCCGGCACGGATTGGTACGGATCTTTCCGTCTCTTACGCAGAGATTATCCTGGCGATTCGGTTTCTGCTTTCGCAAAACTTGATGGTTTAAATACTTTCGACGCGGACAATTTTGTTACCGGTGGCGCGGATCAGAACACGGCTTTGATTCTCCGATACGCCAGAGGGAACGATTACATCGAGCAGGCCTACACGCTGGCCGATGCCTCGAATGATTCCGTAAATGTCCCGTCGACCGCTACGAAAGCCACGGTTCCAAATCCAACGGCCTCGGGGGGCGGTAATGAGATAAACGTGTCCTGGCCTGCCGCAGGTGGAAGCATCTCCGGCTATAAGATCAGCCGCAACGGAATATTGATTGCGACCACGACTGACACTTCGATTACGAATGACATTTCCAGTCTGACCGCAAACCTGAAGTCGTGCGGCGCAGTGGGCGTCGGTTACGGACTTCAGCTTTTGTTCTCGGACGGAACTACTTTCGGTGGCACGAGCTCGAACACGTTGTTTCGTAACGATTCACAGCCCGCAATTACTGCAACGCAAAACGGGCAGAACGCGGATCTTTCCTGGACGGCAGGCAGTGGATCCATCGATCACTATGAAGTGATCCGTAACTGGTGGGTTGAAAATCCTCCTGGCGGCGGGACGTATTACTGGAATCATCGGACATCAGCAAACACGTCCGCGCTCAGTTTTACAGACGATATCTCGGACATCCCGGCAACTCACCACGTTTGGTGGTATCTGACAATTCACTTTTCCGACAGCTCGATTTGTGGCCCTCTCGACGGCCCGATGATCCAAAAACAATGATGATTGCAATTTTTCTTTTGTTTTCCGCGCTGCACTTTCCCGGAGAGATGCTCGCCGACGAATGGCGTTGGAACGAGAAGCCCACCGCGTACAAGAATAATAATTCGGTGGCAAAGCGATTTCTCGATGATTTCGCCGATGATCTTGGTCGTTGGAACGGCGCGAAAATTGCCACACGGAGGTCCGCGCTCGATTTCAGATATCTCGCAGACGACGGCTCCGAATATTTCAGAACCCGTTATGGTATCGAAGTTTCCGGAGCATCATTGCAAGACTCTTATTTTCTTGACGGCGTCTTGCGGGATCTGCCTTCCTGGCAGATTGCAGGACTGAAGAGAATTTCGATTGAGGCATGTCCGGATACGCTCGGCGGTTATTACATGGGTGTATCCGGAGAGGTGCATTTGTGCGCGGCCGAAATGCAGAGCGATTCCTGCACTTCTGTCTGGCCCGACTACATCGCCCGGCGATTGTACATAGTGCTACACGAGATCGGCCACCACATATGGTTTGTAAATCTCCCGGAGAAGGTCCGTCAGGAATTTCAATCGATCACGATGCAAAACCCCGTAGAAAATTTTGCAAAGTTCTATGGATACGCGATCGTTTATCCCGAAGAACTCCACCAGCTGTCGCCACGACTAATGCATTTCTTTTCCGCGAAGATTTTTGTCACGAGGAAACCATGAATGCGGATCGTGCTTGCCGTCCTGGTGCTTTTGCTGCTGGGCGCGCTTTCAACGCTTGCCGGGCTGCTGGCCGGCTACGCCTGGGAAAAGCGCAGAAGGAAAAAGCAATGATGCGGACGGTCTTCCTGGTCATCCTTGTGCTGCTCGTGGTCAACTTCGCCATTGCGGACACCGTGCGTCTGTCGGCGGCTTCTTCCGGTACTCAAAGCAGCCGGCAACGCCTCAAAATGTTCCGCCCGGTGTTCCGCCCAGTGAAACACTTTCGATTTCAGGGCCTACAACGCACGAAAGGCCGTTCCAACGCCCAAAGGGGCTCGGTTTTTATTCTGACCCGTTCGCGAACGATGCGAGCGGGTGCTGTAGCGATTTTAGGAGGAACCCATGAGAAATTTCAGACTTTCGAACGTCCTTGTTCTGATCCTGGTGGCTTGCACCGCCTTGATGCAGTTCGGGTGCCCAAGCGCGATCGCGCGCCGGGGCGTCAATCCATCGAGCGTTCACGACGACCTGGAATCCGTGATCGACGGATACAATACGGCCCAGGATCTGGCGCAGCAGGCCCACGATGCTGGGCTGATCCCGTCGCACGCCTGGAACGACTACGTTGTGACCGCGTCTGAAGCGGCAAACAGCGCGCTCCATACGGCGGTGGCTGGACTGCGGGCATACAACGAAGCGCTGCAGGCTGTGGTCGACAACACGGATCCGGCGCAAAAGGACGCTCTGGCAGCCGAGGCGGAAAAGAAGAAAGCCGAGTCCGTGGAGTCTTTGACCGCGGCGAAAACCGCCATCAGCGATTTTCGGTCTGCAACCGACAAAGCAAAAACCGCAGCCGGCAAATCCTGAGCTGCAGACATTTTAAGGGAGACGAACATGGATACACTTTTGATCTTCAGGTTGGTTGATCTCGGAATCAAATCCGGGCTTTCACTTGTTTCGCTTTTTCACCGCGCCAGCGAACGCGCCGCGCGCGAGAACCGTCCGATCAGCGGCGAGGATATTGACGCTCTGGAAAGCGAAATCAATCCGCCTCTTCAGAGAGATTGATGCGCAGGATTATTCTTCGCTCGCTTCTAGAGATGTCCCCGATTCTGGTTCTTGTGGTTGCGCTCTTCGCGTGCGCCGGCGGCGGCGGGCATCACGGTCCGCCGCCGATCGCAGTTTGCGGAAACCACGTCTGCGAACCTGGCGAAACACCGGCAGGCTGCGCAGACTGCGCGGCGCCCGGGCCGGTCTGTGGTGATGGCGAGTGCGATTCTCCGGAGACGGCTGCGAACTGTGTTGTCGACTGCAAACCGCAGACCGTTTGCGGTAATGGCAAATGCGATGCCGGCGAGACGCAGGAAACTTGTCCTGTCGACTGCAAGCCAAAACCCGTATGCGGTGATGAACCGCTGGATCCGGATTGTCCGAAGATCACGCGCGATCACAGCCAGTGGATATCGCTTGGGTTGTACGTGGGCGCGACGGGGCAAAGCAAGTTCGATCCCGTTGCGTTATTCCAACTGCTGAAAAAGTTCAACGCCGTCGCGATCCATGAGCTGAGCCCCTGGAACGCCGAGGACGGGTACGGGCCGTTCAAGTTCGATCCTTCAAAGAAGATCTTTCTTCTTTCCGAATGGAACGAAGATTGGTGGGCACATTTCCGGCTGATCCTGCGCGCGGCCGCCTACTACGACCACGGCCTCGAGCTATGCCTGCTCGATTCATACGGTGGATCCCACTGGCAGCGCTACCACGGCATTGCGAAATATTCGCCGTGGCGAAACAACGATACGCGGGACATCTGCGGCGATGACAATTGTATGGGGTTTTACAATAACTGGAATCGCCAGAACCCTGCCGACAAGAAGAACTACAGGGTATTCAACTGGACCGACGAATTCAAGTGGGAAACGTACAAGGGCACATCCGGCGCCGGCGAAGCCGTGATCGGATATATCAAACGTACGGCGCAGGAATGCGCCGAGGTGAGGAAGGAGTTTCCGGATTTCCGTTTGCTGATTCGATCGGCAAATGAAGGCGTGAGTTACGTGGGCGCCGATGGGCGCACGATTGACTACAGCAAGAAGAAGTATCTTGACGATCGTTGGGACATCCTGGTCTCCGGTATTTTCAAGGCGGCCGGCTTCGTGGTTGGGAAAAGCTACAACTACGTCTACACCATCACCACACTTAACACAGACCAAACTTGGAACGCATACTGGCCTGAAAAGACGATGCGCCAGTTCATCAAACCGCGTCGCGTGTTGGTTACCTGGCACAACATCCAGTCCAGGAAGGACCTGGACTTCTTTCACGTGGTCTGCGGTTTTCCGTTTGGGAATTTTTATCCCTCATCGGATGGGGACAAAGAAGACAGTGAGTACTACGACGAGATGCGCGCGATAGCCGCGCTGAAGCTGCCTTATTTTGATTACAAACTGTACGCTGAATACGATGGTCCGGACAGATGGCGCGATCTCGATCTTAACTGGAACGTGCAGCATTACGTGCCGGCACAGGAAGCTGCCGTTTTTGCACATTGAAACAAGAAGGCAAAAGGATATGCCCATTCGCGAACAAAGAATGTTTCGTTAAAGGAAGAGGAGCTATGGTAAGAGACAAACACGAGGATACGCTTTGCGCATTTGACAGGTTGAAAAAGCGAGTAGCCGAAGCCCGGGCGAACAAGGTAAAAGGCGCGGCGGATGCGGAGCAACTGGACGCGATCCAGGAAAAACTTGATACCCTCATCGACGCGATGGACCTGCTGATGGAAGGCGGCGCGCCAGGGGACGCAAAGACGGAGGACCTGTTCTACGATTGCGCGCGTGAATTTGTGGATGCAGAGAAGACCGAGCGAGACAAGAAAAACGAAATCAAAATGGTCGAACATCTTCGCAAAAAGAAGTGAAGTATGGACGCCTTTGTTGCCGCGTTGAAGTCGATGCTGGATCAGAAAGATGTTGCCTTTATCCTGCTCGCCGTCGGGCTGTGGTACATGTGGAAAGAGAAGTCCGCCGCGCAAACAAAATACGATGAACTTTTAAAATCAATCATGGAGTATGTCGATGTCACTGGTAAATCCCATCTCAAAGCTCTTGAACGTTTGGAAGACGATCGTCGCGAGCAAGCGGCAAAAGCATCTCCAACAAAACCTGATGCTCCTCAAGTATGAACTGATAAAGCGCAGACAGCGCCTGCTGGCCGAGTAACAAGGAGACAACGTGGAACCCGGAGATGTTCGCGAGGAGGCCTTCCTTATGTGGGTACAGGCCGGCCCCAGCGGAGAGCACAGATCTTTTGACGTCATAGCCAAAGCAAAAGGCGTCAGCAAAGGGACGATCGTGCGGTGGGCGCAAAAGGACCGGTGGAAGCAGCGCGCTGCGGAAATAGCGGCACAGGTCGCGGATAAAAACGATTCGAGCCTGGTCAAACATAAGATTCGTCTTGCCGATAAGCTGCAGCTCCTGATGGACCACATCGAGCAGCAAATTCCAAAGAGAGAAATAGGAAGCGCCGAGGGGGGCGCGCACGCATTTGCATCGCTCCTGAGATTGCAAACGCAACTCCTTGATCCGGGAAAGGTGCCTGCCGATAGAATTGAAATTGCAAGACACCTGGTCCCGCGCGTTCTGCTTTCGCTGATCGAAAAATATTCGGACGACCCGGACATGCAAAAGAAATTTGAATTGCGCCGGGCCGAGATCACGAAGATCGTAACCGAAGACCTTGTGAAGTTCGCAAACGATGACTACAAAAAAGAATAACTTCGAGGCCCAGATCGATGCGATCCTGGCCGGCAAAGCCAAGCTTGATTTTCTGCCGTGGTGCTACGACCATATTCGTACCGAGTACGGGAAGCTGACCTTCGACAACCATAAAGCTCTTGTGGAAATTTACGAAGAGCACCATCCCTACAAGGTGATTCTCAAGGGACCGCAGATCGGCATCTCGCAGTACGGTTACAGCCTGGCGCTCTGGATCGCGGATCAGCTCCACAAGGACTGCATCTACTACGCCCCGGACGACAACAAGCGGGACGAGTTCATGGAGACGCGGGCGAAGATGATCATCGAACGGTCGGCGTACCTGAGAAAGAAAACGCGGACCGCCGGCAACGAGATTAAGATCGGCCAGAACATTGTGTACTATCGCGGACTGTTTACCGAGAAGGCTGCGATCTCGATCCCGAGCGACGCAAACATTTACGATGAAGTCGATTACATCCCGGCCAAGCACATGAAGGTGAGCAAGGACCGCATCGCGGCCAGCAAAATGGGTTGGCTGATCTACTACTGCAAGGGCATGATTGCAGGCGCCGGCATCGACGAGATGTATTCCCGGAGCGATCAGCGCAAATGGCTGGTGCGCTGCCCGGGCTGCAGAAAGGACCACATTCTGGAAGAAGAGTTTCCCGAGTGCATCGATTTCAAGAAGACGGCCGTGATCTGCGTAAAGTGCGGCCATCAACTGGACCGGCAGGCCGGACGGTGGGTGGCCGAAAGGCCGGACGTCACGGTCCGTCGCGGATACCGCGTGCCTCAGCTCGTTGTGGGACAGATCAGCCTGAAGACGATTTGCGACGATTACCAGGACATCAAAGAGCAACCCTCCGAGCTGGCGGAATTTTCCGCCTCGCGGCTGGCGATCGTAAAGGCCGGCAGCCGGCAGCCGATCACGATTGCGATCATCAAGAAAAGCAAACGCTACGAACACAAGATGGTTGCCCGGGCCGCCTGGTCGTTCCTCGGGATCGATGTGGGAGACACGTGTCACCTGGTGCTCCATGACATTCTCCCGAACCGGAAGCGCCGAGTTCTTTACGCCGAGACGTGCCATTCGGATAACCTCGAAGCGCGAGTCGCTGCGCTCTGGCCACAGTACGGAATCATCTGCGGTTGCGGAGACGCGATGCCCTACGCGCCCACGTTGCGGTCAATCGCCCGCAGGTTTGCGGGCAAGTTCTTTCTCTGCAGGTATACCGAAACTGCGCCCACGCTCAGGATTGAAAAGGAGGGCGAGACCGAAGATCAGACGGTGGACGTCGTGAAAGTGGACCGCGACAAGTCGCTCGACAACACCTGCGATCTGTTCAAGAGGGACATGGTTGTATTGCCTGACGATCCGCCTCCCGATTTCGAAAAACATCTGATGCTCCTGGCGAAAGAGATTATTACGGATGGCCGCGGTAACAAGATCGAGCGTTATAGAAAAAACGTCGCAAACCACTACGGCATGGGCATGAATTATTCCCGGCTTGCATCGCTCATCAGCAAGATCAAGCCACAAAACTTTGTGGGACTCGATCCCATTTTCTTCGATCAGCAGGAAGCAATGGTATGAAAGCAAAAGTCAAAACCCCGAAGCGCGCGCCGGCGATCCGGACCAGTCGGAAGTCCGCAATCAAGAAACTGAAGGCAGCCTTCCCGGATCTGCCTGCCGGCGGCCGTTCTTCGGTTGAAGAGCCGGTGACGCTCGACGATCAGAAGAGCAGCTTCAATCAGTTCTGGGATACGGTTAACCCGTTGATCCCGATCGAATGGTACGACTGGCTCACGAACGTTTCCTGCATCACTCCGGATTTATCTGAGGCCGTGTCTAACCTGGTGTCGCTGGGAAATCCCGGCCATACGCTGCAGATCGAAGGCTCCGATCAGATCGTTGCAAACGCGATGGAGCGTTTGAATTTCCAGTCGTACAACTTGTACAAGCGCGGCCCCGGGATCGACGGCCTGGTCAATCAATACTTGGCGGACGCCGCGCGCGTCGGCTGCGTGTCCTCCGAAGACGTGCTCACGCCGGCCCTTGACGGAGTGCAACGAGTCGCGATCGTCCGCATCTCATCGATACGGTTCAAGTACGAGAACGGAGATTACCGGCCTTACCAGACCCCGGCAAATTCTTCGTTTGCCCACGACTGGATCCCACTGAACGAACGGACGTACGCGCTTTACAACTGGGCGAGCCTGGGCAACTCACCGTATCCGCTTCCTCCTTTCCTTTCCTGCATTCAGCCGGTGCTTACGCAGCACAACATGATGGGCAATCTTGATTTCATCATCCGCAAAATCGGACTGCTCGGTCTGATCTCGCTTACGCTGACGCCGCCTCCGCAAAACGACGGCGAGACGGCCGACGAATATCACGACCGGCTCAAGGACTACGCCAAGCGCCAGACGGATATCTACAAAGAGAACATGCGCAAAGCCATTCTGGTGAAGTGGTCCGACCAGGAGTTCGAAAGCCATCCGATCACGACCGACGCCCGCGGTGTGCGTGACCTGGTGCAAACAAACGAAGAGCAGTTATTCTCCGCGCTTGCCTCGCCGCCGGCGATGCACGGCCGCATGTACGGCACAACCGAATCCTGGATGGCGATCGCCTTTTCGCTCCTGCTTTCAAAAGCGCATATCTTCCAAATGCTGGCAAAGCGCCGTATCGAACAAACGTATCGCCTCGATCTGCAGCTCCAGGGGATCCCGGCCGACAACGTAACGCTCAGCTTTGACGATTCGATGAAGGCTCAGCCGCTTGCCGACGCCCAGGCCGAACAGGTCAACGTGCAGACAGCGGTATCGCTCCGGGACGCAGGATTCATTTCAAACGACCAGGCCGCCCAGCGCATCGGTTACGATGAGGCGTTTCGGCCTGACGCAGATTACGGCAGCGGCGGATACGGAGCCGGCCGCATCCTGAAATTCCGCTTCAACCGGTGGAGCCAGAAGTATTCTTATCTTCCGGACCGCATCGAGATCGCCGCGCCCGCGCCGGCCGTCCTGCCTAAAAAAAAACTAAGATTGTTCGCCTGACGGTAGAAGACGACATCGCCTACGCGGACGATCGCGAAAACACGCTGCGCAACAAGATCGAAGAGTACATCCAGGCGATCGCGCCGATCAGACACCGCGCCCTGGGCGATGCGGTTGAATCCGCAATGAGCACGATCGAGGCGTTGGGCGGTGACGTTTCGGAAGCCGAGTTCAAGTCGGCCGTCCTCTCTTCAATCCAGGATTCGGTTCCCGCCGGCTGGGAAACTCCGGAGGCCCAACGCCAGATCATCGAAAGCACGAACGACATCTACGAGTATTACAGGCTCGAAGACACGAGCGTCTTTGACGGCCAGATTGAAGACCTCCCCAACTTCAGATTTACCGGCGCCGACCGTCGCACCATGCGTTTCGTTTCGAAGGTCGACAACTTTTTCTTTTCCGGCTATGTCGACAACTCCGATTTTCAGGAGCCGTTCAAGGACTTCCTTCACGATGTGTTCGGCGAAGGGCTTCCCGAATTCAACGACGAGATCCGCGACAAGTTCAAAGGCTTGTTCGCGGGCAAGCTCGACGACCTGACCGATGCGCAGGTACGACGGATCGTAGAAACCTCGGCCGCCAGGATGCGCAACTGGGCACAGATCGAACAGCTTCACGAGGCCGGGATCGAAGAGGCGCGCGTGGTGGCGATCCTGGATTCAAAGACCTCGCAGATCTGCCGCTTCATGAACGGCCGCATCATCAGCATCTCGGATGCGGTCGGCGCCGTGCGATCGCTCAGCAAGCTCGCGCCCACCGAATTCAAGCAACACTTCTACGAAAGCGATGAAGGTAAGTCATTTAATTCGGATCCCGTGGCCCATATTCGAAGCCAGGGCGTCTCTGCCGCGGTTGCCTCCGGCCGCGGCGTTCCGCCCTATCACGCGCACTGCAGGACCGATCTTGTGTATCACTACGAAGATTCATCGGTGGGGCCCACCGCTTCAATGTCGGACAACGCGGACGGCCGTGCCGGCTCGCGGGCGGAGGAGATGAACGAACTGACGCCGTACGAACTGGACAAGCAGGTTGAAACGATGCGTCTGTCGGGGTGGAGCATCCGCAATCCACAGCAGCATTTCGGCAAGCACGCCGGGCTGATGGGCTACGGCGCCGGGGACTTTGAGAAATATAAGTCGGACGCTGCAGAAGTTTTGACTTCGTCTACAAATATAGTAACCTTTATTCATGCAAGTGGAGACCGGCAGTGGAAGTTCTTCGGAGAGATAAACGGGCGCCCGGCGTCCGTTACGATATCGGAGGAGACCGGCCGGATCGTGACGTTTCACAGAGATGATCCTTATCACTTAAGGTCGCAGGACGTGGGTATCGATTATGGCGGCTAAGTTTTTCCAGGACGACACGGCAGAAGATTTGGTAACCGGTTACTCGGCTCTCGCTTCGGCTGCCGCGCTTGGCGAAGTGTTTTACGCGGACGAAGTGGAGCTGCTTTCCAAGACCCGACAGGCGATCGATGACCGCGGCGTGGATCCGCTGACCAACGACGAACTGCGCAACGCCGATGTGAACGTGATCGATTCTCTCGAATCTCTGCTCACCGATTTCCTTGCGGACAAACGAGCGTTCGCCGATCTCTCTCCCTTCTCGATCGACGAATCCGATCTTACCAACTGGTGGTTCCGGCTCAATGAAATTCTTGCCGGCTCAATCGACACCGAGGACCTTCCGGAGTATCTGAAAGATGCAGCGACAAAGCACAGCACGGCAAGAGCCTGAACCTGAGCAGATCCGGATCCGGGTCCTTGATGATTACGTTGAGCTCAAGTGTCCTTATTGCAAAAGGACCAACGGGGAGAGTAAGATTGTAGCTGATACGAAGTCAAAGAAGATTATTCGGATCGTTTGTAAGAAGTGCGGTAAGCTTTCGGAGTTTTGAAAAACTGAGCGGCCCTGAGCGGCCCGAGAAAATTTAAAGAGCGGCCCTGAGCGGCCCGGTCAAAGCATCACCACGGTGCTTTGACCGGGCCTTTTGTTTTTATGCCAAACACACTGATCGAGATGCTGGATGCAAAGACGATCCATGCGCGTCTTCACATGCCCGATACGTTCCTGAAGTTCATCACCAGGAGCGAACTGAAAAAGCTTGGCGCCGAAGATTCGGCGGAAGCTGCATCCGATGCGCCGCTCTCGTTTGTGCCCAAGGAAAGCGACTTCATCTATCCGACTTTCCGCGCGATCAGCAAAGCCTACCTTGGAAAGTTCGGTTACTACATGGACTTCTCAAAGGCCGACGTCCTGGAACAATCCGTGCCGCTTCTGAACGGCGTTGGAATCTATGCCGACCACAACGACGATCCTATGCGCGTACTGGGCGCAGTCGATCAGGCGATCTGGAACACGGAAGGAAAGGCTCCCGGCATCAATGTGGTGATGAAGATCGACGCGGCCGCAAATCCGCGAATCGCCCGCGCGCTTCTTATGGATCCGCCTGCGCTCAAGTCCTGTTCGATCGCACCGTTTATGCAAATGTCACGGTCCCATCCCGATCTGGACGGATGGACGTTCTACGATCTGCTCGGTCTTGAAGTCGAAGGACAGATCGTGCGTTTCATCGTGGACAAGATCGATCTCTACAAAGAGCTGTCGATCGTTTCCCGCGGCGGTGATCTGGAAGCAAACAAGCAGGTCGGCGATGCGGCGGAATCCTTCCGGCTCAAGATGCGCGATCGCCACGTGGGCGAAAAGAAAACGGCGGTTTCCATACCGGCTGCTCACCTGCGTATGGTCGATGGCCGCGAAGGTTCGCACGTTTCGGTAACACTATCCCAACCAACGGAGGAAAAGATGAACAAGGCCCTTCTAAAACTGCTCGGTCTGACAGATGAAAGTCCATCGCAGGATGCGATCGATGCCGCAATTTTAACGCTCACCGAAACGAACGCTTCCCTGAAAACTAAGGCGGGCGATCTGGAAGGTCAGATCGCAAAGCTGAAAGCGGAGAAGGACGCACTGGCCCTCCGCGCAGCCGACGGCGACAAGTACCTGGCCGACGTGCGTGCCGATGCGGTCCGCCTGGCCACGCTTGTTGCGCAAAACGGCAAGCTCAACGACACGGTAAAAAAGCTCATCAGCAATGCGTCGCTTACCGAAGCCCTGGACGTGCGTAAAGATTACCAGGGCCAGGTCACCGTGGCGTTTCCGCTCAAGTGCCAGGCGTGCGGAAAGCAGCAGGTCGAACGGCGATCCTCGATCGAGGAGCCGGTCACAAGCAATAAAACACCGGAGAAAGCCGGCAAGGACTTTTCCGGATTCACTTTTCAATAGGAGGAAAGAAACATGGCGGGAATTCTCGGGATCCGGCTCGATGGGGTCGGGTTGGATTTGATCTATTCACAACACTCAGCCCTTGTCCAGGGGACGGATGAAGACAAGGTCGTTTCGCAAAAATCAGACGCGGACAACACGGTCGTGCTTACGCCTGATAATGGGCCGATCGAGGGCGTGGTGACTCACATCAATGACGAAGGTGACTGCAGCGTGAAAACCAAGGGTTATGTTGAGGTCATCTATACGGGCAACGCGCCAGCACGCGGGTTCACGGAACTTGCGGGCAACGGCACGGGCGGCGTGAAGGTCGCGACAACCCCCGGTGACGGCCGCAAGTTCTGGATCAAGATGGTCGACACCGTAACAACCATTGTCGGATTTTTCCTGGAGTAACGGGAAAAGCAAAACTGGAGTAAGGGAGCAATTTATGGCAAAGAGAATCATCGTTGAAGATGCAACCCGCGAGTATGACCTCGGGCAGATCCTTTCGGATCACGGGGACGTGTTCGAAAGAGTGATCGCCGAGGAAGGCATGATCGATCCGTCTTCGGAGCCGGCGCCAAAGCTTGAGGTGACAAAGGACACCTATCACGAGATGGCCGCGCGCGGCATTCGAAGCCTGGCCGGCATGCTGGAGGAAAAGGATCCAAGCAGCAAGTACAAGGCGGTCCGCACCAGCACCGGGAGACTCCATCGCACGGACGCATTCGAGCGTCAGCTTGCGCTGCGCGACATCGTGATCAGCGGTCCCAATGCCGCAAAACTCGAGGTCTTCTACGAGACTGCGAACCGGTTCCTGTTTCCTGAAGTGATCAACAGAAACCTCTTGATGGGCATGTTGATGTCCGACATCGATCTGAAGGTGGAAGACATGATCGATCCCAGCATGGAGGTCACGATCGATCAGAACTCCTATCAGTCGGGCCGCGTGGACCTTGCCGGATCGAAGAAGAAGGGAAGGATGGCCGATGTCGAAGAGGGCACACAGTTTCCCGAATGCTCGATCAAGCTTCTGACAGCTTCGATCCTGCTGAGAAAAATGGGCGGCAAAATCAAGGGCACCTATGAAGCCCTGGGCGCGATGACCATACCGATGTTCGCCAAGGTCGTTCAGTTCGTGGGCATGATGTTCGGTTCCGATATGGCGGACTACTGCGTGAGCGTCGCACTGGCGAGCGTTACGGCCAACGCGCTGCAGAACAGCGCGGTCGCTCTGGGCGGCACGCTGGCGTACGATGACCTAGTCCGGTGGCGGCTGAAGTTCCGGCCGTACGGATGCCGGCTGATTGCGGCGAACGAAAAACGCGCGGGCGATCTGCTCACGATGGAAGAGTTCAAGGACCCGACGGCGGGCTTTAACTACCAGGCGACGGGCGAAATGATTTCGCCGTTCAATTCCAAGCTTCGCATCAACACGACGCTTGCCGACGCGAAGCTCCTGGGCATCGACAACAAGTTTGCAATGTATAAGATCCTCCGGAGAAACGGAAGCCTCACCGAAACCGAGAGCATCATCGACGGCCAGTGGAAAGTCATCGTGTTCTCCGAGCAATTGAATTTCGGCGTGCTCTTTCCGGAAGCGATCCGAACACTCACCATCTAGCATTGTATTATGTTGATCACCTCCTTGGCGCCCGGGGTTGGGACGGCCCCGGGCGCCCATGTTTCGCGGACGCCGCATTTGAGCATCGGCCGGCTGCTTTCAGTTTCAATGACGCGGCCGCCAAATACTGAAGAGCCGACCGACGTTCAAAACTTAGAAAAGGAAGAAGACGATGTCGATCGTAACAACAAGCTACATCCGTGATGTTGCGAACATCCCGCTCAATTCCGTGCCGGACGGTAGGATCAGCGTCTTCTTTCCTCCCGCCGAAACACGGCTCCGTAAATGGGTGGGCGATGTGGCCTACGATGACGCGGCCGACGACACGCCCGCCGACGAAAAGCGCGCGGCCGCGCTGAAGTACGCTGAAGCGCAGCTCGTGATCGCCGCCGGCCTATCTGCCTGGAACATGGCGCACACGGGGACGGGCATCGCGGCCAGCCGCGACGGCGGCGCGCAAAGCAAAGGCCTGGTCATGCTCACTCCCGAGCAGATAAAGCAGATCCGGGATGCAGCGCTTGAAGAAGCGGCGCGATCGGCAAAGCCTTATTCGCAGCTTGGCATACAAGGCCCGTCACTCATAGGGTGCAAATCATGAGCGCGTCATTTCGCATCGATGCCTCCAAGCTGGCCGGGCTTGCGGTCAAACTTCGCAAGGGCGTGGTCAGAGGGTTTACGCTCGCGCTGAAAATGCTTGAAGCGATCACCAAACAGGAGGAGCCTAAGCGGACCGGACGGATGAAGCAGTCGACCATCGCCGACAAACCCGTTGACCTCGGCAACGAGCTGCACGGGACGGTAACGGTCACGGCTAAGAGCAAAAAAGGCGATCCATATCCGCTGTTCGTCGAAGGCGGCACCGGCATTTACGGTCCCAACGCACGGCCGATCGCCATGCGCTCAAAAAGCGGCAAAGCTTATGAGGTCCCCGGCATGAAACCAAATCCGTATGCCGAGCGTGCTGTTGCAAAGGCCGAACCTCGCGTGGCCGGCGAGATTGAAAAAGGAATCCGGGCGGCCGGGCTATGAACGCGAAGGACGTGCTCAAAGAAATCCTGGAAGCGGAGATCGGCGCCGGCAAACCGCTGGAAGGAATCGAGGCGGTGAAACTGAGCAACGAGAACCTGACCGACAAGGCAAAGTTCATCCTGCTCTGGAATCAAACCGAAGAGAACATGCCGAACATCGGTAACCGTTTCAGTTTATGTAAACGCACGGTTGAGATGCATATGATCTTCCGCGATGCGGAGCAAAGCTCCGACACGATACGCGCTGCGGTGATCGCAAAACTGGAAGCGGCTCGTTCCGTGATTAAGGCAAACCCTACATTGCAGTGCACCTCTGTGCCTGCAGGCTTTGCCGTGCGCACGGAGATCGGGGAAATGCAGGATGCAACGCCGGACCTGGGCGAAGGGGGAATCAATTCCCACGCGGCGATCGCTTCGATCGGCATCTGGTATTTCGTGCAGGAGTGGTCATGAGCGCTGAAGTTCTGGCGATACTGGAGCAGGCAAAAACGGAGCTGCTTGCAGACGCCACGCTCAGCTCAAACTACATGCAGAATCCGGATCCCGTTACCGGCGATCTGCGCGATCCGTTGTTCATAGCAATCGATGACTACGATGTGAACGCGCTTCCCGACTTCGACCGCTACGCGCTGCTGCTGTTTCTCCAGACCGAAGAAGAGGCGCACGATGGCGGGCACAACTCGAAGGAAGGCGTCTATACGATCGGCATTGCGGCGATCGTGCGGCGCTACGACAAGCTCAAATCTTGCTACGGGAGCCAGCCTCCGGACATGGGTCTGATTCAACTTGTCCACGACGCGAAGGAAGCACTGCGCAGCAGCATGCTCAATGATCTGATCGATCTCACCAAGAACGAGTTCGACGATCCGGTTGAGTATCGATTGAGTTATTCGGAGGCGCGGAAGGAATACTATCGCGAGGCGACCATTCCCTACCGTGTGAGAACGGAGCCGGCCGAGATGCCGGATCCGCATTGAAGGAGCAACCATCATGGAAAAGAAGATTTTTTTCAAGCCTGTAAATAAAGGCTCCGTGCGTATCGTTGAAGGCGTCGCTTACAAGCGGAATTTCCCGGAGCAGAAGCAACCGTTTGAGGCAACCGAACAGGAGTGGGACCTTTTCCTGAAGGGCCGCGGCGTCTTTGAAAAGGTCGATAAACCCGAGAAGGACAAAGAGGAATCGAAACCTCAAACGCAAACCGGCGGGGACGCGCCTGCAGGCGCCGCCGACAGCAAGTAGGAGGAGGCAATCATGGGAAGCGAACGACAGGTCAGAGTTGCAGCGGCAGTATCGTACAGCGCGGAAGTGGGCTACGGCGCGGGGCTTGCAGACAATCTTCTGGACAAAGGATTTCTGTTCTACGGTCCGGACCTCATTGAGCGCGTGCCTGAGACGTCCGATAACAAGGACTGGGCCAACAAGGGGCACGAATACCCGACCGAGCAGTACCTCGACAGTTGGAGCGTCAAGAAAAAGCGCAGCATGGCCTGCAGCGTTGAAGCGCTGGCGTGGCTCGCGTCCCTTGCCTTCGGATCCGACACGGTTACTCAGCCCGACGCAGTCAACAATCCGACCGTTTATTCGCACGCGTTCAAGCCGTTCTCTACGCTTTCCGCGCAGCAACTGCCCAGCACCGTTTACGCGGAGAAGGTAGACCAGTACCGGGTGAAAAAGTATCCCGGCATCGTGGTTGCGGATTTGAGCCTCTCGGGCGAAAGCACGAAGTTCCTTTCGCTTGAAGCCAACCTGCTCGGGTCCGGTGCGCTCGCCGCGTTTGCCGGCAGTCTTCCGGCCGCGATGACGTGTCACTACCTGCGCTTCCACGCGGCAACGCTCAAGCTCGGAGACCACGGCGGTGCGCTCACGGATATTTCCCCTCGGTTCAAGAAGTTCTCTTTCAAATGGGACAACGCTCCGGATACCGAAGACGGCTTCCACCCGGGCGCGGGGTTTGCGGTGGCCGGCGATCCTGATTCCGGCGCCATCATGGGCCGGCTCGAACGCGGTGAGCCCAAACTCGATCTGTCATTTTCCCTGCGTGTGGCGTCCGACCAGCAGAGGCAGGACCTGGAAGACAATGAGGAGCTCGCGCTGCAGATCATTATCGACGGGAAGGTGATCACGGTCGGCAAACCCGAGACTTACCAGGCGACTCTCGACGTGTACAAGCTGGGTTACACTGCCGTTTCGTCCGGCTTTGAAAAAGGCATCGAGGTCTACAACATCAGCACGCGGCCGCTCTACGATGGCTCCATCTCGAAGATCGTGCAGTTGACCGTGCAAAACACGGTGGCCGCCTACCTGTTGTAGCTGCAGCTCGACTATCAACATCTTAATAGTTTTTTTTCGGAGGCACTCCATGAATGCAGAAGAGGGCTACGACGTAGCCAGAAACGAATCCTTTTTTTATGTGCAGGAAGGAAAGCAAAAATTTCTGCACTGGTTTGAGCGCTTCGAGGATGCGGACTGGGAGCACATCGAAAAACTGCGAGCGCTCACGATTGAGCAGCAGGCCGACAAGGTATCGTTCGAGGGCGATGATCTCGATGCCTGGCGTTGGGCGTGGGACAAGCGGTCCACGCACGTTACCAACGAGGCCGGCGAGGACGTGCTCCCGGGCGATCCCGATTGGAGGCGGAAGATTCCGTATCTGCACAAGAAAACAGCCGTGAGAACCTTCGGCGAGGTCCGCGCCAACGATGCGGTCACGGCTGATTTCAAATTCGGCAGCAACGAGCGGACGGTCGATCTGTTGGTTCCCCAGGACGGCCGGCTCTGGCCGGTGTCGTTCGACTTTGTGAACCCGGAGATCGATCACGATCATGAGTACCGCTTTCTGCTGACCGGCAAACAGGATTTTTTCCGGACCCGGAACGGCGGCATGATGAAGGTCCACGTGACGAACCTGGCCGGCTACCGAAAGCTCTTCCGTGAAATGGTCCGGCGAGCAAAAGGCTGCGTGGCATCGGGAGTTGCGTTCGAGGATTCAAAGGATCTGCTGGACCAGGTGGACCTGCTTGTTGTCCGGACCGCGATCGATCTGCTCTTCCGCCAGGATCCGGTGTTAATCCCAAACTGAAACGCGCCATACAGGTGGCGCTTCGAAGGTCACTGAAGTATGAGATCTGCCCTGGGGAAAGCAACTGTCCGATCTATGAATCGAATCCATGCGAGTCCTGCATCGATTGCCCCATCAACTTCGGGTACCGCAAACCCGAAGACGAGGCTCAGGGATTCGAGTTCTGGGAACCTTGGATATCGCATCTCTGCTATCTGCACTCAGCAAATGCGATCGCACCGGTCGGACGGCTCAAGGCCGAGGAGCTGCACGGACTGATGATAATCGCAAACGAAATTCCCCAGGCGCAGAAGGACCTGCACGAACTGAAGGAACAACAGCGGACCAAGGACAAAGATGAGCACGAGGGTTGAAGCGCAGTTCGTCCTGAGCGGACTCGAGCAGTTCGGCGGACTCAAGAATCAACTGGACCTGCTGGGTGTTACCTCGAGCAAATCCTCAACGGGCGTGCAACAGCTTGGAAATCAGGTCGATAAGCTCGGGTCTTCGTCCGCAGCCGCCAGCGCCAGGTGGGATCAGTTCATCGGAAAAATGGAGCACAGCGTCAGCACAACGAATATGCTGACCAAAGCAACGACCGACCTGCAGGCAAACACGAACAAGATGGGCAACGCTGTCGATCAGCTCGGCAGTCAGGTGTCCCGAACGGGAGACATCACCGTGCTCGGGCGTGACAAGTTTATCAGCTACTCGAACATGGTCGAAGGCAGCGCCATAAGCGCGTTGCACGCTTCGGGCGCGGTCGCAACGTTGGATCGCACAATGGCTGGCATTCCAAGCGTGGCGCTGAATGTCGTGAACGCCCTCGACAATATTAGTGATAGGTCTAACGCGTTAGGTTCTTCGGTTGGCGCGGCAACAAAGCAAATCGGAGGCTTCGGCTCATCCATGCTCATTGCCGGAGCTGCCTTCGTGGGCTGGACGATCGGGGCGAAAGCGAACGAACTGATGGAACTGGACGGATGGATGGGTAAGCTCATCAAATATACGACGCCGCTTGGCCTGGTAAAGGTCGGATTCACCGCGCTCGGCGATGCGATTGTGGACGTCACAGACGATACGAGCAGTCTCACTGTGGCCACCGAAAGCTCCGCTGCAGCTTACGTTGCCGCTCTCGCCCGCATGCACCAATCAACATGGCAGTTTGCGGCCACCATGCGGGAGATGAATGAGAAGAGGGCCTCGGATTGGGCGGAATCTCAACTCAGTGCGCAAGATCTGTACGCTAAGAAAAACCAAGAATTCCTCGACCTGATGCTCGAGGACAGAAGAGATATGGACTTGAAGGAAATCGCTGCGCACGTGGCGAAGCTTGAAACAATGTCCGGCGCGCTTAATGGTTTTCGGGCGGCAGCCGAAAGTGAATCGAAGGCGCTGGCCGACACCCAGATACGTGAAGCTAAACGAGCCGCCGACGCAAATACAGCTCAACTCGAGAGAATCAAGAGCGCATGGGACGCGTACCAACTAAAAGCGGTCGAGGCGCAGAACAAAATCGACATCGCGGTCATGGAAGCCCTGGGGCCAATGCACGCGTTCGAATCGGCGTTGGGTGGAGTGCAGGTGAAACTCGATGCAACGGATACCACGACGTTGGCGGCCGCCGAAAGCACAGGGATGCTCACGCAGAAGTACTCGCTGGCCGCAGGCATCATGAAGGGCCTCGCTGGCGACTTCGATAATACAAACGCAGCGCTGCAAGAACAAAAGGGTTGGCTCGACACACTTAGTCCTGCTGTGGAAGCTTTGACAATCGCCTGGAAAGACATGGCGATCGAGCAAAAAGCGGCCGTGCAGCAGGCGATGATCGATTACCTGCAGAACATGATCCAGCTTCTTCAGTTCATCGATCCCGCGATGGCCGCGTATTACCAGCAGCTTCTGCTTGTGGCGCAAAACGGCGGGCAGGCGAGTGAGGCGACAAATAAAGTTTCCGAAAGTATGCAGAAATTATCTGAGCATGCTCGTATTGCAGGCGAGGCGCTGGGCGAACTGGCACAACAGTTTGACGGCGTTTTCGGAGCGGTGTTAGCGGCGGCCTCCTCTTTCGCGGACGCATTCGCTTCGGCAATCGAATCAGGAATGAGCAGAGCGCAAGCCGCAATAGCGGGCGCTGCCGCTGCTGCTAGCTCTCTGGTAGATAGCTTCGCGAAATCAGACGAGGCGAAAAAAGGCGCGGCTATCGGCGGCGCCATTGGTTCAATTGCGGGATCATTCTTCGGTCCGCTCGGCACCATAGTAGGTGGGGCGCTCGGCAAGGCGGTCGGGGCGTTCATCGGCCATTTGTTCTCTCACGATTGGGCCAAAGATGTTACCAACGTTTTGGATCAGTTCGGAATATTTGGGCAGATAAGCGAGGGGCTTCAGAAGCAATTAGAAGAAGACGCCAAGGCCCTCGGCGACGCGGGCTCTGCGGCTGTCGTGAATATCGGAGCTTTGATGCAAGAATTGGGCGTATCACAAGATACGTTTGCCGGTTTCATTAACGCCCTTGTGTATGGCTTCGACGCGGTTAACAAAGGTTTCATTACTGCTGAGCAGCAGGCGCAAGCTCTCGCTGACGCATTCCCACAATTAGCCGACGCAGCCATTGAATTCGGAGGAGCGTTCATCGATCAACTGGACCAGGTCATTCAAAAGATCGGCGACACCGGAATCGGTATCGAAACGCTTCAAGCCTACATGGCGACGCTGCAAGCAAAAATAGACGCTATCAGGTCGACGGCACTGACTGACCTAATCACGCAGGTCAACGGCCTTGGCGATGCATTCTCCGCGATGTTGGCGAAGATGCAAGCGAAAGGGATAGCGGCAGGCGGGAACGCAGACACGTGGCAGATGTTCCTTTCCGAGAAAGATCTGAACCTGGCGAAGCATCGTTTCGGCGAAATGCTAAGGTATTTCGACGAAACCGTAGCCAGCATGCGGGCGCAACGGATGTCGATGGCGGAGATATTCAGGCAGGTCGGTCCACTATGGGATGAACTGTCTGAAACTGCAAAGCGCTTTGGTTTTAACACAAGCAAAGAATTCAAGCAGATCTCCCTGGTGATGGTGCAATTTAAGGAGCACGCGGCAGGCTTTGCTCGTCTTGATTTCCTCAGCAAGATTGCGGCGGATGAGGTTCGGCTCGGAGTGCTAACGAAGCAGACCTTCCATGATGTTGAAGCCAGTATCTTCAACCTATATAACAATATGACCAAGGGCTTGACCGATGCCGAAAAACAGCATTCAGCGCAAGGCAAAGCGGCGATACAGTCAGTTTTGCCATCGCTGATCCAAGTGATCGGAATGCACAACCAGACAGGAATGGCGATCTCGGCCAATGACCAAAAGTTGATTGAACTGGCCCAAAAATACGGCCTGCTTCCGAAGGATACTTCTCAGGTTGGTTTAGATCCAACCGTTACGGCGATGAACGCGATGCTGGAAGTGATGAAGAAAATCCAAACGGCGCTCGACACTTTCATCTCCACGCTTACCGGTATACCACCGGTCACTGATGTAGACGTAAACGTGAACTACAACAGCAACGGGACTCCACCTCCGGGGACGGGCGGTTGGGATGCAAGTAATCCGACAGGCAGGCGTCATGCATCCGGTCCAGTCACTCGCCTCACAGCGTCTGGCTGGCACTACCTCGACCCCGGGGATATCATCATTCCACCCAGAGGCAACCCGGTCGGCGAAGCACTTAATGGCAGCCACCGTGGCGGCGGATCTACAACTTCATCAGCTCCTGGCGCGCAGATCCATATCACCCTGGGGCCGATCATCCTTCCGCCTGGCACGACGCCTGGTCAAGGCAGGCTCTTCACGCGACAAATGTACCGGGAGCTCAACCAGGCGATCGCAGACGGCACGCTGAAAGCCCAACCGCGAAAATCATGAGCTGGACCGACGACGTTGCAAACTCCGTCAAACGGAATCTGCAAGCTTGCTCCATCCAGGTCTTCCAAGAACTTTCATTGCAGAAGGACTCGACGCGTACCTGGACAAAACCAGGCGGGAAAAACTACTACACCACGCCGGTCGATGAATCGGCCGATTATCCTTTTGAATTCATCCGTTTTTTTTCTGATGGTTTGGAGTTCACCAAAGCCTCTTCGCCGACCGAAGTGAACAGCAATCAGCGTTATTTTTTTCACGACGTTACAGGTAAGCTCCTCTACGGACGTTTCCCGGGTTCGACCAATCCGCATACGCTCATCAACAAAGGGGTGGTGGAACTGTATGTCGCCAACATGGAGCGCGATCTGGATGGCGTGCGTTACGAAGCTCGGCTGCCGGCGCAATCGATCAAAGTCCAATTGGCTGCAGGGGACCAGTTTATTACCTCGTTTACGCTCAATGGCGGCGGCCTTTCGCTGGCCCGGGATCCGGACGGCAAACTCGCAGACCTCTTGCAGAGGTTCGAATGGCTTGACGGGACCGTATTTTTTTACTACGGGCCCGAAATTCAGACGATCGTGACTTCGCTCAGTCAGTGCAAGCGTACGCAGGTCGCTCGTATCCGCAGGGTTAGCGCAGACTTTCATCCGATCGTGCAGCTTGAGCTGGGCGAGCTTGCACAAAAGTGGGGTTCCGAAATCCCGAAATACGTTTTCTCGGACGACGCGGACGACACCAACGAAAGCGCCTTCGCAAACATTGCAGACGACTGTACCGGACCCATCCCTATGTGGTGGGGAACCAACACTGCCGGCGCGACCGACGCCGCGTCGAAGTGGGCACGCGCGATCTCGGGAAACGGAAAGTGCATTGATAAAGGCACGGAAGCTACAAACGGAAACAAGAACTGCAAGTTTAAGTTTGCCCAGCAGGTCAAAGATCCGGAGGGCGGAACTCACGGGATTACGATCACGGAAGTTTGGTTTTCCAAAGCAGGAGGAAAGCCGTTTAAGCTGCAGGCGGGCGATTGGACGACTGAGGATAACGGCACGGTCGTAAAGCTGATTAATAACCGGCTGTTCGTTCACGGCAGCGATGAACTGCGAGTACTGGGTACCGGGTACAAAGACGTCAGCGGCAAATTCACCGGCTCAGGGAGCAGCACGATCGACAAGACATATGAAATTATCCCCTTTTTGGCCGCAACGCAGATGGGCATTCGTTGGGGAGACATCGACACATCGTCGATTGCCGCAATTCGCGCCAATCCGCCGGCGTGGGACGATTCACAATTCATTTATCTCACTTCTGCCACGCAAATCTCGGAGGTTCTTTCTGCGCTGCAGCTCGCCGGCTGGCAGGTTTGGCAGATGGGGCGCGACGGAAAATGGTGCCTGGATCAGAAAAGCTCAGTGCTACTGAAGACTGATCCCTCTTTGCTCAGCAACGATTACATCGATTTCAAGGAATGGCGCGCACTCGAAGACGTGATCAGCGGTCTGTGGCTGGAATGGGGGTTCAATGCTCAGACCGGACAGTTTAAAAGCAAGAGCCAAAAGGGAACGAAATCGATCTCCGGATTCACGGTGCAGGATAACCCCGGGCAGGCGCTCTACGACATCGACAATAAGGTGACGAAGCGCACGTGGAAGACCAGCAAAACCAAGGTGAAGCTTCTACTGCAGGAGATCTTCGATTACATTAAGCGGCCGCCTCACATGATCGAGTTCGGCACGGGCGGCGCGCTGATCGATCAGCCGCTTGCCGGCAGGACCGGCATCACGAACGAGAGCGTCCTGGTCGGGAGTGTGGACGACGAGCCGTATCACGTCCTGGTCAACGATCGGGCCTACGACAACGGCATGTGCGATGTGCAGCATCGCCAGGCGAAGAAATTCGTGTGAGGGAAAAATGAGTGATGAAGCAAGACTTCAGATAGGCGAGGATATCTCTGCCGGTGACTTTCTCGGTTACAACATCCTGACGTCCCGGTGGACCAAATCCGGCGGCATGTCCCTCCAGATGTTTTACACGCAAGCCATAGCAAAACAGGACGGAGTCACCGACGAGTTTATTCCTTGCTGGATGCTTGGCCACACCTTTGAGTCGCCCATAGTTTTCTGTGACGGCATTCCCGGGCATGAACCCACCGCAGGATATACGATGCAGCCGACCTATGATCTCGGGCAACCGAACATCCTGGGAGACAGTGTCCAGCGCAACGGCTGGCGCAATCCGTTTCTAGGCTACCTCCTGGGAGACGTTGCGAATAACGGTGAGAATCAAACTATTTTCGTGCCTGACAATCCAAGATCGATGCTGCTGGACCTCGCCGACAACAGTAGCACGGCTGTCTTCCTCAATAATGTGTGGTTCGACAGATTAAAAGATACACTCAATCGGACCATTAAATTCACAGGGCTCTCGCCCGATGGCACCACCTTCTTCGGCTTCCGGCATCAAGCAGACCTGAACAACTATTTTATCTCGGTGCGCATGCTGCTTGCGTCCGCGAACGCCGGCGATCTGAGGCTCCGGGTAATCACTTATGCCGGTGGTGCACAGATCGACGATACGACGATGTCTACCGTTTCGATCGGAGCCAATTCTATATACAACTGGCTGCGATTCATTAACCTGGGCACGATGGTTTACGAGCCGGAGCATTTTCCGATCACCGTGTCGGTGCAACGCGACGCCACTGCCGGCGCTGATACGACAAACGGAGACCTGTATATTTCAAAGGCGACCGTTCTGTTTTAAAAGGGAGCAAACGAATGGGCAAAACAATACTCGCCTGGGACAATCTCTTTATTAAGCCGTCCACCGTTATCACTGCCTCGGACTCGGAAATCATGTACGGGATCGCACGGCTGTTCGACCCGAAGCCCACCCATCCGATTCGCTCTATATATAGATGCTGCGAATTCCGTGCAAACCAGAACGACCGGCTTCCGTTCGATATCGGCGGGGCCGAGCTTAATGCAGCGCTGGATGCCGGGAGTTACAAATGGGATAACTCGATGGGCCACGTGGCCCAGAAAATGAACGACATTGCCAGCGTTTCAAACATCACCGCCAGCAGGGACAGCACTACGGGCATCGTGACTATCGCGCGCGGATCCGGGCCGCTCAACCTCAAGTGTAAGGACGGAACCACAAGGCAGCGCAGCGCCTGGCCGTCCCTGGGCTACTCTACAGGCAGCAATCGCACAGGCGCGCTGACCTATGCCGGGAATCGCGGCGTTTTCAGCACGGGCGGCCGCCTGGAGATTGTGAATGCGGAAAAGAACATCCGCTTTGATATTGGCGGGTCCACGTTCTCCCAGGCGCTGACCGTCGCGGTGTATAACGAGCTCAGCATCCTGGGCGAAATCAAGTACCAGATGGAGTCGGCTTCCGGCGCTACGGACATGGACCCTTACCACGATTGGGCCGTTCGGAAGTACCACCTTGCTAAAGCTGCAGGCACTCTAAATCTGCGCTTTGGCGGTGGAGCCAGCCTTGCGAACGTGCGCCTCGGGTATAACGCGGCCGACGCAACCGGTGCCCTCGATTACACGGCAGACAGCCGGCGCATTCACTCGGAGTTTTATATTCGGTTTGACCTCGGTGCTGCCTATTCGTTAGCCCTGGTTGCTTTTATTCGACACAACCTTTCCTCTACCGCAACGATTCTGATCAAAGGATCCGCAGACAACTTCGCCACCTTCCCATACTCTTCCGCTGTCACGTGGACAGCAGACAACCTGGTGAAGGTTATCGATCCTGCGCAGTCGTATCGGTATTGGGAGCTGCACCTCACCGATCGCGACAACCCGGCTGAATTCATCGAGGTCGGGGTCCCCTGTGCTTTCCTGAGCGCGGCAAGCGGCAGCATAGCCGCCTACGCGGACCTTTTGACCAACTACAGTTTTGGTGGGCAGATCGGCTCAGTCAGCAAGAGTGAGAGTGTAGAAACCGACGCAGGATCGTTCTATGGGAACGAAGGGGGCGATCGCCTTGAGTGGCACCTGCCGTATAAGCGGGTTCCGAACGCCGATCTGGCGCTCTTCCAGGCAGCCTGGGCATGGGGTCATAATGTGCGGCCGTTCGCCTGGTTTCCGGATAACTCAGACCTCAGCACGGTCTATTGGGTGATGTTCCAGAACCCTGATATGATATGGACTGATGAAAGGAATCGATGGACGCGCACGATCGATCTGGTTCAGTTTAAGTGA